AATCAAATTACCAAATTCGTCAAATTGATTATCATATGATCCATCCCGTTTAAATGAACTTTGTGTTTCTGTGATCATCTTACAATTTTGAAATAAGTATTATTGTCGAATACGTCAATGGCACCATTTAATTCTGTCTTGATAAGAATTTTAAAGTATCTTTCTTGTGGTAGACATGACATGTCCAACATGAAGTAATTACCATTAGAATCACAACTCAACTTGGTACCTTCATCAAAATCAATAATTACTTCTTCGGTTTCAGTATCTTTAATCGAATAGTATGAAGTTTCAGGCAAATACTTTGGTGTCAAATATGCGGTTTGTTGTGTTGACTTAACAAAATTCTTTAGTGGGAATTTTTCTCTAGCAAACACTGTGATTCTTACAACGCTGTTACTCTTATATTCCTTTTTAACGTTCTTTAGTACAACAGCAAGTTGAGTGTCATCAGTAATTGGACTCAAACTTCCGGTGACAAATGTTGAATCATCATATACAACATCAACATATGGTGTGTAAATAGTATTGGTTTCTTTACCATAGAACCCAAGATTTCCATTGCTGACGTTTTGAGTGTTTAACTCTTCCGATGTCAATAGAATAAATCCTTCGTTTGGAACACAACCGCACATCCATGATTTAACGATAGGAGTAACATCCATCTTGATATCAGATGATTCGTATCCAAAACTCTGTGAAGCAATCAATGAACTTCCAGTATGAAGAGTTGAACAAAAACTAGAAGTTGATACCGTGGCTGAATTTGGCACAGAATAATGCCAGGTTCCTCCACCATTTCCAAATGCTATAGATTTATTGGATTCGTTGGTCAAATAGTCATACAAATCCTTTGTTGGATTGGATGGGTACCAACGTGTTCCACCTGTAGAACTATAATCTCTATAATTCCAACTTGCTCCGGTAGTTGATCCATTGTCAGCAAATCTTCCATTACCCATTTCCCAACTTTGACTAACAGGATAAGCGTAAAGAGTATATGTCAATGGAAGTTCCTGTTGTTTCAGAACTTTCATATTCAAAACAAACTTTGGATCAACAATGTCCCCGGATGAAATTGAACTGGATATAGCAGATACATCAAATTTTAGTAACGCTCTACTAAATTTTGAGTAGGTGTTAAAAGAAAACTTTGGATTGTAGTAACTGTAACTACCAGATATGTCCCCTTCCAAGGTTCCAGAAATTCCGTATAAACTGCCCGATAGAACTGTGACGATACCAGTTAAACTACCCGATACATTTCCACGCACCGTTGATCCAGACACACTTCCTGACAATTCCGTCACACTTCCGCTTACACGGGTCAATGACACCGTTTGAGTTGTATATGTAGTTCCGTTCAACAAAGCGCTTGAAACGTAGCCTGAGACGCTGCCCGTGACATTACCTGTGAACCTTGTAGTTGTGAAATCAGCACATGATGAAGTTGGATTTGCATATGCTAATACTGATCCATATACAATGGATGTATTGGTGGATGTATCAGATATAATTACATTTGTGGTACTTCCTGAAAAATATCCAATGACGGTACCATTAAAATTGACTAAATTGTTGAGAATATAGTCGTTTGAATCCAAACTTCCGGATTGATATTTGACAACAGATTTGACACTAGAAGCTACAGTGCTAATATTCAGCAACTCGTCTATACCAAAATTTTTGTTTTCAAAATTGGTAAAGTTCGTTATGTATGTATCTTTGGATGGAAAAATAAAAATATGCATATTATACTGAGGTGGCTTTTATGTCTACGTCTGGATACTTAAGTTCAAATACACATGGATCAAGAGATGGATAAACGATTTTATTTACGGTTGCAGCATCAATGTTATATTCTACATCCGAGTACGTTCCATTTCTTGATGTCAAATTATTGATCTTCAGATACGCAACAGATTGAACTCCTTCCACTTTGGCGATTTCTAATTCCAATTGACTCAAGTTAATTGGTTGATTGAATCCCCACAAATCAATATTAAAGAAATCCTTGATGGTCTGTACACAATTTGCCAACACTTCTTTTTTGTTGAAATTGTTGTAAGTGACAATCTTAAAGTCCACACCAATATTGATGATATAACCATCAATCAAATTGATACCGTCAGTCATCATACGATATCTACTCAAATATTGACGAAGATTATGCAACAATGCTTGATTTGGTTTTGTCAAGTTTTTGTTTTCATCATAACTCAACAAATACAAATTAACTGAAAATGGATTCTTCAGATTACCACTAATTTGTCGATTGCTGATCACTTCATTGTTTTGTGTCAACTGTCCATCGACAATAGAATTAGCGTTCAAGTTGTTGTCGGATATTACTGTTGCTTTAGCTACGGATCCAAACTTGGCGGGCATAGCGTAACTACGAGCAATATAATCATCAGCAGTCACAACACGATTTTGAGCTGCAAAAAACGCAGTGGCGTTTTGTTTAACTTCGTCACTTGATTCGGGTCCGTCGCCACCAACAGCAGGAACATTGTTTTCTGCTGCCAATGAATTACGTACTACCTGAAACAAACTTTGTTCTGCATTTGACAATATCGAGATGTCATTTTCGTATTCAACACTGACGATTTTGTTGATATCTCCAGTTTGACTGTTTGATTCAACTCCACCACCAACCAAATATTTGACCGTAAATTGAGTACCTTGTTTAGGATACACACCAAACGAATCAGAATTAACAATGTTTGACGGATCAATATTGACATTCAAGTTGTTCAAATTTGACAAACTCACACCAAGAATTTCAGCTGATGGAATAACAATTTCATCATTCACACCCTGATTTCCCGGTCCAAATTCTAAATAAGTCAAATTGTTTTGGTCAATATTTGTAACAAATTTACGTTGAGTTCTCAACAACTTAACGATATTGGGAACGGACGATTGATATTGAATGAATCGATCATCGTTCAAAGATACGTTTTCATATGATGTTAACACAATATCTTGAGCAAGATATTCAACTTCATACCAAGGTACATTGTCTTGATCACGTATATCCAAAATTTCAAGAAGGTTTGGTTCATCCAAATACAATTTGTAGTATGGAGTACTTTCGTCAACAATAAAAGTCTTAGTTACAATTTGTCCAGAAATTCCGTTTGCTGTTTTTTTTATCAAAAAGAACTGTGGAATACCATATTCATCTCTGGAACTGACTGTTATTTCTCTTGGAGAGTTAACAGTATCCATAGAAAAATCAATAACATCAGCTGTAACAAATGCTACTCCAGCACTGTTAATTAACTGCATTCCAGATTTGATACGTAGAGTATACTTTTCATCAGGAACATATTCACCCACATCGTTTTTAATTGATGGTACCAATTGATACACATCGAAGTTGGTTAACGATGGACGAGATACCTTTGGCTTATATCCCAAGAATTTGGATAATGCTAGTACGTTTTTACGTTCTTCGGTGTATGGAAACAAACTTTCCTTGAACTGTTGATCCAAGTAAAATGAAAGTACATCTCCAACATAGGCAGCCATATCAATGAAGATGGTACCGGGAGAAGAGTCTGAAAAATCCTGATAGTTCTTTGGAAAATACGTCTTGGTATACTCAATCAGGTTCTTCTTAAACTGAGAAAAATCTCTGTTCAAATAAGATATGTCCTTATTTGTTAGAGGTTTAAATGTTTTCTGTGTAGTCGATGCCATAATTAGTTATTTTCCAAAAACATTTCGATTTGAGCCTGATCGTTATTGACAGAAATGGTCAAATTAATGTATAATCTATAAATATCCACGTCTTCTTTTTTTAAAACTTTAATGTCAATATTATCAATAGTTGCAACTGGAATCCAAAAGTTGATGTCAGTTGTCAAAGATTGTTTAACACGTTGTGGTAACGTTGTGTCATTTGGATCAAACACAAAGTTATTCAATGAGTGTCCAAAGGTAGGTTGCATACGACGTTCTCCCTTTCGTGTGTTCAAAAGGTTAATTATGTTCGTTTTTACCTGTTCCAAAGTGTAAATGGTCTGGTTGAAAAATCCTCCAGCACCATTTTGAATAGGTAATGTCAACCCAATTGGATATAATGTTGCCATATTACATCATTGATACGGACCCAGATGAAAGTCCACCAGACTTCTTTTTATCAATTGCCTTCATCAATGCTGAATAATTCTTTGTTAATGCTTGTGCTACAACGGGTGGTGCTTGTTTAACATTATCCATTACGGATGGAGCAGCTAGTTCCGATGTTACCATACCACCTTCTTTTGGAAGTCCACCAACAGTCTCATTCAACGCCTTATTTAGAAGTTCGTTACTTGTATACTTCTTATACTCTTTCTTTGGTTGAACAACAGGTTGTACTGGAGTAGATGTTGTCTTTATCTTTGGAGCAGTATTGATCACCTGTTGTTCAGGTTTAGCAAAAATCTCTGAAAGAACTTCAGGAATTGCTGCACGTACTTCTTCCTTAACCATCTCTCTAATCATTTGTCTTAGTAGGTCTTTTGTCATATTATTATTAAATATCAAGATTTATAGTTCAAAATGTACTTATGTTTCAGTTTCCAAAACATCTACAACTTGTCTATTACGACGATCTATACCGAAAAATCCACCCGGAACACCATCACCCGTCTCAACGTTAACACTAACGGGTTGTGATCCATCCTGTATTGTTGCACCATCTTGACCCGGAGCATATCCACCACCGGTCAAAAATACACGTCTGCTCATCAATGTTGACAATCGGTTTTGCAATTCCTGTAAATCAAATAACTGAACTGGAATTTGGGTAAATGGAAGTGAAGCACCTCCAGCGTCAGGATGTGAATGAAAATACCAATGTACGTGAGTTTTTAACCATTCACACAAATCAAACAACCAATCAACCGTAGTTTGTCCTAACAGTGCAGGTTCGTTGGTTTCATTGTATTGCCCCAAATAAATCGCAGGACTGTTAAATACTGTTTTAGTATTGGTAGTCATTACAATCTGTTCGTGAGCATCAACTGTATATTCACTGTCTGTAACAATAGCATATCGTTTCTTAGAAAAATGTATAGTCTCAGAAAATCTGCTACTTAAAATCAAACGATCAGTGTTTACTATCAATTGGTCTTTATTTAGTATCGGATAGTTAAACGTTGTAGCACCATCAGGACAAAATGCAGCAACCTCTTCACGTACATCATTACCAAATAACTTTTTGTAACACGTTGTAACGTATTTAGAAATAGTACAACCAGAAGTAATGTGAATTGAAGTACCGTCATTATTAATATCTTCCAGCAAAAATCCACCAGTATTTCTTTCTGGATGTGTCAAATCAGATGGATCAATTGGTGGAATGGGTGGTAACCTATCATGAAGTTTGATTTCTTTGTCTTTTCTCAAAGGACGTTGACGGTTTCTAAACAAAATCATTGGATTTCCACCACCAACTTCATATACATTATTGTAGAAGTTATTGGTTTTCTTTTGTCCAATGTTATAATCAGCATATCCCTTTTCAAAATCGTGTGCGGGATTTGTGCTATATGCTTTATCGTTTTCACGATTATCGTCATATCCACCAAATCGAATTGATTGACCGAATCTACTTTCAATCAACGTATCACCTTCAAAACGTTTCAATGAACGAATGTAAGGATTGTGCAAAAAGTATCTACCTAGAGATCCTTCAAACCCATACCCACCTTCAGCCCTTAGTTTGCTTACTGGTCCTTTATAATCAATAAATGGATCATCTGGTGACTTATACTCTTCACGGTTGCCCATGTTAGCACCATACGTTTGTTCAAAACCAATATCAGCATTATTGTTTATGAAATTTTTGTAGTTAATTTTACGAGTATAATACAAGTTTTCGTTATATTTTACTACACCGACGATTTCGTTTACAAGAGGATATTCTGATATATTGTTTTCCAAAGGAAGTGCCCATGAAAGTCCTTCTTTAGGTAAAGTTGTTTGTGTATTTAACAATCGCAACTTAACACGTCCGACCCACGTATAATCAAAGTCATCTATGGATGGCTTTTTTCCAATGTAATTTTCTGGCCATTGATCTGGATCCAAATAATGTCCGTTTTCACTAATTTCAGGATGCGTGTCATCCAGAATGATATCAAGAACTACAGCTGGTTCAAACTGTGGTGTCTGTGAAACATCTGTAAGTAAAAACTTCAGGTCTCTTTTTGTTGCCAAAAGATTTACATCT